CTCATTAATCTCTCTGTTTGCGGTAAACATCACCAACTACTTCGGCAACATTTAATGTATTAGGTTTATCATCAGATACTGCTAAACAGCCTTTTGGGTCTACTTTCCATACTTCTGCTTGGTTGTCATCACTTTCAAATCTGTCGTCTTTCAACTTCATTGCCTCAGTCCAACGTCCATATTCAACATACACCCATTGTCCTGGTGTTATCCAATCTATGTCTGGACCTACTTCAAATACTTTGAACCATCTAGGAACAATACCTTCCTCTTTGCCACTAGTGTTTTGAATAATGATTCCACCCTGGGTAACTTGCTCACCAAAGTCGCCGTCAACACAAAGTATGTTATCGTTAATTGCTCTTATTTTCATTCTTTATCCTGTTAAGTGCCATTTGTGATTTGAGAACATCTTTAAGATCTTCATCATTCTCAAATATATCTAGCACTGCAAGAACTTTTTCAATAGTTTTTTCGGTCAACTCATACTTGCCTATTTTAACTGGCAAGTCTTCAAATAAGTTGTCGGTATTGATATTAATGTCCTTGTAAGAAAATCCTAATGGGTCAAATGAATCATTAGTGGTTGTAACTGTGATATTGTCTCCGGTGCTGTACGAATAATATTCGCTGTCGCACATATCGATAGGTGTACTGATTGTGAAGGTATCTTCATAATCGGTAATAGTGATAGGGTTTTCAAATTCTAAGTCTAGTTGTTTGCTCAAGGTGCGTCTTCCTCTCGGTAGTAAGGAACCATTTCTATGTCACCGTTAGGTAATTCTACTTCCTTATAACCCAGAGGTTGTTGCTCGTCGAAGTCCTCGCCTTCAGGTGGAGTTGGTTCATCAAATGATTCTGTGTCATGTTCATCTTTGTTGTCAAAACCTGCACTGGCATCGTTGAATACTTCTTGAACTGTTTCTGTAACAGATGGCTCAGTAGAAGTACGAACATTTTCTGATGCTGTTTTTGCAGTTTTAACATCATTCATTGCTGGATCAGTATCAGGTGATAGTTTTTTAGACTCTCCCTTTAGACTGACTTTGTCACTACTAACAGTTTCTGTTTTAGCATAAGTTGAACGCACTCTATCTTCAGCAGATTGAACTATCTGATTTCTGTCGCCTAACTTATCACCTTTGGCATTCACACCCATGTTACCTAATGCTCGGCTACTTGGGTTTTGTTGTGCCATAAGTGCATCAAAGTCAATTGGTGCACCTCTGTTAGTTTTTCTTGTTACCATTATTTCAAAAACTCTCTTAAATCTAAGTTATATTTTATACTGTCTACTTTATGTATACCTAGTAAAAACAGCACATAACTTGCAACACTACTGCCTCTGCCAACACCCCAAACAAGGTTGTTCTTACGCATTGTGTCTATAATATATATCAAAAGTTGCAGTACAGGATATAGGTTCCTGGCCTTAAATTCACCTAATTCCATATCTACTCTGGCGGTTATGATTTTTAAGTCTTGTCCTGACTCTGGAATCAAGTTCTTTATATGTTGTTCTATGTCTAACTCTTTATAGTAACTAGGAATGTTAAACTCTTTACTCCAATTGCCATCTTTGCTAATTGGCATGATGTTAAGTTCTTCGCAGATACTGTTATAATTATTTACAACATCTTCTAAAAAAGGAACTTCTTGTATAGATTTACTTCTATACAATAATTCAATACCTACTTGTTCTTCATTTAGAATATGCATAATGTTATTTTAACTTAAAAATTTATTTTTGTCAAACATTTTTTTCAGGTTTTTTCTTGCTAAAATCAACTTTGATTAATTCACCTGGTTCTGACTTGGATACTTTTTGCCAAGCCTCTAAAATTTCTATTTCTATCTCTCTGAATGTTTCAGTGTTACGTTTTTCAACCTCATCAAATTTTTCTTGCCACTCTTTGTATTCCTCATCAGTTTCTGCAATTTTGTCAGCAGTACTAATGTCATTTCTAAACCACCAAGGAACTTGCCAGTAACTTTTATCTGTTACCCATTCATTGATAGCCGGCAACTCCATGTATGCCTCTTTGTTATCATGATTATACTCATACATCATGTTCTCATTGATGTCTTCTAATTTGACCGTTTCAATTACAGTATCAGTACCAGTAATTGTGTTTAGTTTACAGTGTAACATTGCACACAATGTTTGCTCTGATGTATCTGGTAATGCTATAAAATTGTTTTCTATGCCTTTGAATATTTTATCAACATCTAATTTATTATCCTTCATTACGTAAATAACACTTTTGTTAAGAACGCCTTCTAATAATGTTAATGCTTTTGCAAAACTAACGTTTTGTTGCTTTTGTGCAAACAATACACTTTCATCGTCCATGTTGTTCACACCTGTATACATTGTGAATGAAAAATTGTATTCATTTATTTCAAATGTTTTTGTTAAATCGTCTAATAGTATAAACTTCAGTGGTGTTGTTTTTTGTAATGTGAATCTATTTTCCATTGGTATCATCCTTTCCTAAGTAAGATCTCACAATTTCTATCATTAGTTCATCTTTACTGTATTCATCAGGAATGTAATCAACACTTTCCATTTCGCCAATGTCTATAACAGTATCTTCCTTCTTTACTCTTGATTTGAAAAGGGAATCTTGGTATGCTTGGTTAGCCAAATCTAGCATACCTTGTAGTTGTCCTGCAACTGGAGATGTAGGTGATGTACTTAGCAAACGTTTTGTTATTTTATCAATTTCTGTTACTAACTTATCTTCTGATAATTTGTTAACGTAATCATAATAATCAAACATCTTTTATATAATCCTTTGCAATACTTAACTTACTTATCGCCGCCATGTCGGATGAACGAAAGCGAATCTGGCCGCTTTTTAATTGAAAGTCCCACAAATCTTGTAATCCATAGTCCAGCAAAATTTTTCTTAATTCTCTGTCAGACTTTCCTCTGATTAACATATACTTGTTTGGCCGCCATTGAATCCAGCATTCTGCAAAGTATGCTGTGCGTTCTGTGAGAGTAGGATTAAGTTTTCCAAAAGCCTCTAACATCTTATCGTCAGAGAACATACGGTTATATGTTGAACTGCGTTTAAGTTTAGTTTCGCTCATAGTGAGTTAAAATTGTGTTTTCAAGTATGTGTATAGTTTGTTTTCTCTGTCTAAATATCACGTCTAAATTTGGCAATGGTTTAACAACTTTATTTTCAATACTGTAAGAGTTCTCATTACCAAACGCCAAGCAGTTATAAGAATTAATTTTGTAATTCATATTACCAAAGTTATCAACTTGTGCATTTTTATAATCTTTTAGATCAAGACTGTTAACAATAAAACTAGCAGTTGAAGAAAAAACATCGTTAGTATCAAGAATTATTGCAGGAACTTCATTGTCAACTTTTAATCTATCAATCATGATGCTAAATCTATTATTGTTGCTTACCAAAGTATTATATGCTTCTCCCTGTTTGGTAAACTTGAAGCCTATGTCTTGATAGTGATCCATTACCTGTCTGTGATGTTGATTATACACAATGCCTGTTATGCGTTGTAACTCAGGTTTAGAAAAAGAAGGTAAGTCATATACTTTATGTCTTGACAATATATTTCTGATTTTTGTATATTCTTCCTCATCAACAAACAGACTTCTAAATCCTGTTGAATTATCGAGGATATACATTGCTAAATCATCGTCATATTTGACAGGTAAGTGTTTGATATCATCTAATGTGGTAACAAAGCCTATACCAGAAATACCATCCTTTTCTGCGTTATCTGATCTACTTAACAGTATGATTGCATTTTTTTGAGTCCACAGTTGAGCATTATTTGTCTCACTTGAGGTACGCATACGAAAACCTAAAGCGGCAAGTTGCTCTCCTATATATTCATCTGAATATCTATTAGGATTATAAGTGTATTCTAAAAATGCGTATTCTGATGTCATATCTTAAATGTTACTGATTCACCACAACCACATGCACTGTCCGCAAGTGGAGCCTTTATTTCTATGTGTTGTCCAGCAATGCCAGTAACCAATTCAATGGTACTACCTGCTAGATATTCTTTGCTCAAAGTATCTAGATAAAATGTCCAACCAGTGTATTCTTTGCTGTAGTCAGTTAAATTTATATCAGATATGTCTTTGACTAACTTCCAGTCATACATAAATCCTGCACAACCGCCACCAGTTAAACTTAACTTAATACCTATAGCATCTGCTTCTTCAGTTTGAATAAGAAAATGTCGCTGGGCACTTTCTGTTAAGGTTACAAGATCTTGCTTTGGGTTAAATGTTTTCACTTCCATACTACTATTTAACCAAATAAATGCATTGTTTAAGTAGTATGTGATATCAACGACTTGTGATAATTTCGTCAACTAAGCCAAAGTCTAATGCCTCTTGAGCATTCATAAAGTTATCACGATCCATTGCTGATTCGAACTCTTCGTATGTTTTTCCCTTGGTATTGTGTTTAACGTATGCTTCTGTGAGCTCACGTTTAATACGCATAATTTCATTTGCACGAATTTGGATGTCGCTGGCTTGTCCTTGAGCACCACCTAGTGGTTGATGAATCATGTGTCTTGCTCCTGGCAACATAAAACGTTTACCTGGTGCACCTGCGTTAGCAAGAAATGAACCCATGCTGGCCGCTTGTCCCATTACAATAGTTGATACTTCTGGCTTGATGTATTGCATTGTGTCGTACATGGCCATGCCTGCTGTTACAACACCTCCTGGTGAGTTGATATAAAAGTTAATATCAGTATCAGGGTCATCTGCTTCTAGGAAAAGTAACTGAGCACAAATGCTATTTGACACTGCGTCATTAACTTCTCCATTTAAGAAAACAATTCTTTCTTTTAATAGACGACTGTAGATATCATAACTACGTTCGCCTGCCGATGTTTTTTCGATTACGTATGGAACAAAATTCATTTATATTACCTGTGTGTTAAATGTTAATTGTATAACAGTTTATTAATTATGTCAAGAACTTAATGCAATACTGTAAATCTTATTAATAAATTTTTGAAATGATCTTTTTCTTTCAAATAATAAAAATTTTGTTACGTGTTCAAAATCTCTAAACTTTATTTGTAAGACTTCTTCTTTGGTTTTATTGCTATAGACATCAGTAAGTATCTTACCTAGGCCTCTCACAAATCTACTGTCACAGGCAAATGTAAATTCCAATTTCCTGTCAGCATTTAAGTTACCTGCTATCCATACAGGCGCACTGCACCCTGCTACAAATGCAGTATCAACTCTTTCTTCTGATAATACTCTTGTATCAGGAGCAATTGAATTGAGCCATTCTACGTATTCAGTAGGATTAGTAATTGGCATTGCTTGTTTTGTGTATTCTTGTAAGTCTGACATACTGATATTTATATCCTACATAAGGATGAGGCCCACTAATGTGAGCCTCAGTGTCTTTTAGATTAGCGGTTGCATTGCCACCACCATCATCCACACTGTTACAGCAGAAAGAAAAGCCATTGCAAGGTCGTCACAAAATTGTCCATCGTTGCAGATGCGTTCTTTAATAGTGTTCACAGAGTCGAAGAGTGATGAAGCAACCTTGGTTAAGGTCGTCATGTGTATTCTCCAGTCCTAAATTAAATTTAGCAACTTCGTTCACTGCCTCTTACGAGCACAGCTCAGTGTAAAAAAAGTTCCTTAACTTTTGTTGACCTTCATACACATACATAGTGTAGGCTCAAGGGCCCGAAGCATCAGCATTTACATTGTTGTGGAAGGGAAGTGCCCTACCTTCCAATGGATATTTATCAATAGTTAAAACATCAGTTAAGTTTTATGGTAATTTTTGAACCATTCAGTTTTTTTATCAATGTAGTCCCTTCTGACTTTAGTAGCAACTGTGATAGATCTTGTTTCAATAATTTTGTGTGATGCCAGATACTCAGGTACATTGGTTGTTATTCCGTGTGCCATAAAGTTGAGATACTCGAATGCACTTATCATAGGAACATGGTGTGCTGTCATGTATGCTTGAGCTCTGTCTCTGATTTTGAATGCACTGTTAAAATCAGTCCAATTATTTTTCCAATGCAGTAATTCCATACTGCCTCTGTATATTTCTGAACCTATGATCTCATAACCATACTTCTCAGGATTAGCACTCAATGCACTAATATAGTTGTCATCATATACATCGCTGTTGGGTTTATCTAGTTGCAGTATGCTGAGGAACATACCGTCTAATAACTTTTCATCTACAATTCTTCTAATGTTGGTTTGAAAGGTGGCTTCGGTTTCGCCTTGCAAGCCAACAATAATGCCACTGGTGATCAGTGTGTTAGGTGACAGTTTTTTTAATTTTTTCAGTATGTCTACAGTTTTCTCAGTGTTGCCACTTTTGTTTGCAAACTTAGAACTAGAACTTTCTAGTGTTTCTATGCCAAAACTCACGCCCGATATCTTTAATTGTTCCCATAGTTCTTGTTGCTCTTGCATACCAAACAACTCAACTCTAAAAAAGCCTGCCATCTTTGGATCAAAGTCAACAGCATTTTGTGCATCTAGTAGTATTTGTAATTTTTTTGTGTCTTCATTACACGTATCGTCAGCAAGATAAAAATGTTCTGTGCCATATTTTTTGTTCATGTGTTCCATAAACTGTGCAATGTATTTTGATTCTTGCAATAATGGATTTTTGGTATTGCGTAAATCAAAACTGCAAAAACTGCAATTAAACTTACAGCCTAATCCTATTTCAAAACCCACAATATCTTTACTGGTAATAAAGTCACTGTCTCTGAAATAGCCTATCACAGGCTTTTCTATGTTTACATCTACATTGCGATTTAAGAATACATTAGGGTATTTGGTAGCATACTTTATCATGTCACCACCATCTAACCACGTTTCAAATATCTCCATACTGCGTCCAATAAAAAAGTAATCTACAACATTTGAGAGTCCTTTTTCAAAGAATCTATTACCACCTAGTATGGTTTTGACATATGGTAATTCTTGCTTAACTTGCAATAAAACGTCCTCAATTTCATATGTAACGTTGTTACTAAATGGCGTACTAATTGCAATAATTGGGTCTTTAGAATCCTTAAGGTAAGATATTATACATTCTAGCAGTGTATCATGTGGCCATCTACTGAACCAATCGATAATTGTGTTTTCTATGCCACGTTGATCGAGACGTCTTGCAACATCTGTGGCACCTATATTTCTATAAGTGTTACTTACATACAGGCCTTCGCCTACAGTGTTTTCACTGAGTATTAATACTTTCACACGTATACTTATATTAGAAAATAAAAAGCCAGCACATAGGCTGGCTTCTTATGTTTGCAAACAAAAGAATTTACTTCTTCTGAGATTTGATGCCTTTTTTAAGATCGGCAATCATTGTATCTTTGTTTTTTCTCTTATCGAGTTCAACACCAAACTCTCTGCCTAACTCTTCGAGTTGTGCTTTGGTTTGTGCTTTTAATTTAGCAAGTGAAGGAAGTTTTTTAATTTCTTCTTTAACACCTGCTTTAGCATTGTCAACTGCTTCTTTAATATCTTTAACATCAACCTTGCCGTCATTGTTAACGTCAAGACCTTTGTCTTTATTAAAGTACCAAACAACGCCACCCAATACTAAGAGACCAATAATGAATACAATTTCCATAATTTAACTCCTAAGATATATATCTAATTGTTCTAGGTCCTCATAACGTGAACCATCGAACGGGTGTACAAGATTGAAAGGATTTGCTCGTTTGTAAGTAGTACTCCTCACTCTGTCAGCGACAGCCTGAACAATCGCTTTATCTTGCTCATTTAGTTTTTCCATATTAACACCGCCTCTCATAAGAGTGAACAGTGCAATATCGAACTCCAAGTAACTGAAACCAAATTGGTCTTCGTCACCATTGGCAATACCTAAACCGTCTGTAGGCACCGCCTCCACAATTGATTGTGGTACATTGAGATATTCTGCTAATGCAGGAATCTCCCAACTTTTTGTCATTGCTTGGATAGGTGAGACGTCACCAACGTCACCATGCAATGTCCAAAAACCTGCGGCAAGTTCACTAAAGTTATCTGTGCTGGCTACAAGGCCACCTTTAGCACTTGCTAAATCATATAGGGTAATCATTCTCAGTCTTGCCCTGATATTACCTAGTCTAATCTTGTCGTCTTCTCCAAAGTTGTAAATATTATTGCTTACATAATCAAAAATTTCTGTGAGATCTTTTTCTAAATGATTGATACCTAATGCTTCACAAAGTTCTTTTCCTCTGGCAGTTTCTTCCGGGTTTTGGTGTATAGGCATCAATACGCCTGTTACAGTCCAACCTGCATTCTTGAAAAGTGCGGCAGTAACAGCACTGTCAATACCACCGCTGATACCGATAACAACATTTTCAATATTGTATTTTAGTTTGTATTTTGCAAGTTCGCTAACAATTGATCTGCTGAGTTCAGCGATATTGTTATGATAGACTCCGAAAGAAATTAATTCTGTAAGTTTGTCTTGAAACCAAGGTGATAATTCAGGTTGCCTGTTATACCTTAATATATTTTCTTGTATGCTCATAATTTAATTATATTTATTAAAACAGTATTTATTCACCTACAGTAAATGGTTCGTAAGTTGTATTAAACTGCTTTCCGTTATTAACCTGCACAAAAGTTGTGCGTTTACTTAATTCTTTTAGACTCTTTGCACCAACATAAGTACAAGTACTGCGGAGACCACCAAGTATGTCTCCGATAACGGGTTCAATAGGACCTTTGTAAGGTACTCGTACAACTCTACCTTCACTTGCTCTGTACTCTTTTGTTCCACCATGTTTCTCCTGTGCTGATGTAGAACTCATGCCATAGAATTCTACAAAACTTTTTTCTACGGTTTGTCTGCTACCACTTGCCGCACCGGTATTTTTCTCATCAGTGTAATAATATTTAGTGGTAACTTTGCCTCCGCCTTCATCTGTACCTGCTAACATACCACCCAGCATTACAAAATCGGCACCTGCTCCAAATGCTTTGGCTACATCTCCAGGACTACTACAACCGCCATCAGCAATGATGTGTCCACCAAGACCGTGAGCGGCGTCAGCACACTCAATGACTGCGGATAACTGCGGGTACCCAACACCAGTCTTAATCCTAGTAGTACAAACACTGCCAGGCCCAATACCAACTTTAACGATATCTGCTCCATTTAGTATCAACTCCTCTGTGATATCAGGTGTTACAACATTACCTGCAATAATTGTTACGTTTGGATTATTTTCTCTAAACTTTTTAACAAAGTCTATGAACCTTTCCGAATATCCATTTGCTACATCAATGCAAACAAAGTCAATGCTTCTGCTTAATTTAAGTGTTTTTGTTACACGTTCTAAATCAAAGTCTGTGATACCAGTGCTTACAGCAATAGTTTTACATAGATCATCTTTGTATGGATTGTTGTTTAGCCAATCCCAAATGTCTGCTGGGTCATAACTTTTTGCTAAACAAGTAAACATACCTTTTTTTGCAAGTGGTAGTGCCATTTCAAATGTGCCAACACCATCCATGTTAGCGGCCATGATAGGTACACCACTGTATGTTTTACCACTGTTTCTAAAAGTGTATGTTCGATGTAAATCAACATCTTTGCGACTGCCAATTTCGCTACGTTTAGGTCTAAACAGCACATCACTGTAATCTAATTTTACATCACGTTCAATCCGCATAATGCTTATTGCTCCATTCTGCTGAGTTATAATAACTCCATTTTTTTGGACTGCTCATAAATTTACCCTCATGATACAAATCTACAATCAAACTTCCACCATGCTTAGGATCAACTTCATTTAAGTGTGAAAACATGTCTATGATAGTTTGTGCTACCAAACAGTTGTTATCTACATTCATATGGCACAAACGAAGATCTCTGTTTGCATCTTCACTAGCCCAATTAGGATTTCTAGCATCTTTATAAGAGCCCTGCCACGTGTCATGGAAATCATTTCTATGTAGATATCTACTTGGAGAACCTGATTCTGCAAAACATACATTTTGCAAACCTGATATCACAGGACCTGCTCTCTCAGAAACATCCACTATAGGTACATCTGGTAGACCTGGTATAGTACCTCCAGAATTTCTAAATGGCATAATGTTTATCAATTTGAATTTATGTTTTCTAGCCAAGTCTTGTACAGTATCAAACACCATTTGTCCAAACATATCATTAAGTAGTTCATCGTGACTGTACTTGTAATATAAATTTACAAACTGTTGTAGTTCGTCTGAATCTTGTTTGGCGTCACTTAATTCTTCTTCCAGTGCTGAAAAATCTGGACTAAGAAAAGCCTTGGTTTCATCAGGTTCTAACAGAGAAAGAATTCTTTGAGGATTTGTGTGGACAAAAACAACATTTTCAATTGATTTAGAAGCATTAATATCACTGACAAGATTTTTCAATGACCACCATAAGTTTGTGCCGCCACGACCTTTGATTTCAACAGGACCTTTATGTAAGTGGCCCCTCAGTAAATCTTCATGACCTTGTTCACTAAGTATTTCTCCGCTTAGGGATAAGAAATATTCTGCTACTAATGAAGGCCATGGTTCGTGCCCTATGTGGTCTGGATCGCACATTTCTGTGTTTGTTGGATCAGCAAAACTGTCTCCATATATACACAGTTTTAATTTGTCTTTGTTGTGATTTACTTGTATTGTGTCTAAAACTTTTTGTGCTTTACTAAGCATCAATCTTTACCTGTTAATTTGCGTTCTATTATGTTTTCTATGGTTTCGTATTGAATAGTGTCAAATGCCTTTGGTGGAAACTGTGGTGGCGTCCACTCTACTATCCTGTGTCTCTTGTATACGTATTTAAGCCATACTGTTTCGCCACCTAGAGTTTTAATGGGTCGCCAAGCAAATTTCTTTTTCCACTTGGTATACTTGGCATCTGTTGGTCCTGGTTTCAAATGTGGGTACCTGGTGTAAGCCGGATGGCCGTACATTGACGTCACTCGTCAAAGTATCCATCTTCTTCTAATTGCTCAACAGTGTAATAACTCAATTGGTCATGCCACTTTCTATTGACGTAACCAACACGAGCATAGTATGCCTTGCCTGTTGTGTCGTTGTAATCATAGTTTGATTCAAGTTCTTCTTTACCGTAGTAAACAGTTTCAACAAGATCAGCAAGATCACTTTCGCAACTGCCAAATCTCAATTTCTCTGCATCAAACTCTTCATCAGTATCTAAAAACCAACATGCAAATGAACCTTTCTCTGAACTGTGGAATGCTAACACAGGTACAGTTTGATCCTCATACTCTTCATCGATCTCATCTGAACTATAACATTCTCTACTGTACATGTGTGTTGGTTCAACTTCAAACGAATCATCGTATGCCCAATCATCAGAACCGTCTGCTGGAACAGGTGTAATAGTCCAACTGCCATCTGCATAACAACCGTTTTGGTGTTCGAGATCATCAATGTCGTGCCAGTAACTGTCTAACATTGGTGGTGCATCAGGATCTTCTAATGCATCTTCTGGATCATCACTGTAATCATCAAATGATACTACTTGGTCAATGAGGTCTTCTTGTTCCTCATGTTTCCAATACTCTACAAAGTCTGCAGATACTTCACCGATAGTGAGTTCACCACCGTAGTTACCTGCCTCAATTCTATATCTAAATTTAGCCATTAATTCCACTCCTTGGTATCGCCGTCTGCTTCTACTTCAGTATAACGATAAGTTTCTATCTGTACTTTATCTATAAAGTATACCCATGCTTGTATTTTTGCTGAAGCAACATTAACAGAAATAACTTTCCTATTATAAAAATTAGGGTATCCTTCTATGGCATCAAGGTATTCAGCAGTTTCTTCATCAACTTCATATACCTCGCCTTTGATTTTGAATTTACCCTGAGTCACAGCAGGGAAAGAACCTAAGTCAACAATGTCAAACAAGTTGTCAGATGTTACAGCATCACCAAGAAATTCTGCACCTTCGAAATATTGCATTCCTCTAGTTTTGTTTCCTGATTTTAATGTGCCGTATACAAATACTTTGTTAGGTTTTCTCACTGATCTGTTCCTCTAATGCTTGAATACGTTGGTTCATCAACGTGAGCATGTTACTTGCTTCTGCATCCATAGGAACTGCCTGACTACTAATAGCCATTGCTTCTAACTCATCAATACGATCGTTGAGCTCTGCTATAATAATGTCTTTGTTTTTGATAGTTTCTATCAATTCTGACTTAGTCATTTGAGTAGTGCTTTTCTTCATACAGATACTTATATTAATAAAACATCATTATAACATTTTTTTGGTACTTGTCAACCATTCAGTAATCTGTTAATAAACAGTCTGTTAAAGATAAATAAAATTGTAACACGATTGTAACATTAATGTTGCATTTGTAACAGTACTCATTGGAGTTGAGGTTACAGATATTGATGTGCAATCTGTTTATACAATACAGGAGAATACTATGGTGAAGCCATTAGGCGTAGTAGCCATGCTAACTCTACTCATTAGTGGACCGGCATTGGCTGACGATCACATCTCAAAAGATGATGTGAAGCAAATTACATTTACAAAAAAATCTATCTTTTTTCGCATGAATGATGACACCTATTATAGAGGTGACTACATCAGACCTCATGCATGTGATATACAAAAAGGTCAAAGATATGCTTTCAGAAATCCAAACAGGATTAGTAATGAATTCGTGATTATACATCGTGAAGGATTTAGGAATTGCAGATTTTCTGACGTTGAGAGAATAGCATGAAGAAAGCATGGAAGAAATTTGATCGGCTAATGAAGTCCGGTAGACTTAACAAGGTTGCTAATTTAGTCTTGAATTAACGATAATAGGCGTTACTGGTATCTGTGTGATCAGTAATATCTTTAACGCCTTTAATCTCAGGCACTGCTTTCATAATAGTGTCTTCAACAACATGCTTTAATGTTGCATCAACAGCACTACATCCTTGACACCCGCCACCAAAACTGATAATGGCAACATCTTCATCTGTGATTTCAACAAGTGAAACTTCGCCGCCATGCATCTTTACCATTTCGTTTACATCATTGTATAGTACATAATTAACTTTATCTGATAAAGTTGCATCAGGACCTACTTGAGGTAGTTTACTGTTAGGTGCTTTGATAGTAAGAGTACCACCTGCAAAGTCTTCATCATAATTAATCAGTGCATCTTCTAAGTATTTTACACTATCAACCACTGCATATACATCAAGTGGACCAAACGACTCTTTTACATCTGTTTCTTTCACTGTGGATTCTTTAGCATAAGTTAATAATGTTTCGGCACGTGGTGTACCAGGCTTGTCCACAAACAATCTCACACCAATGGCTTCACTATTCTTGCTTAACAAATTGCTGAGATATTCTCTTGCTGATTCTGTTACTGTTATATTCATACTTTTATTACCTCAATGCCACTGTCTATTAAAAATTGTTTGCCTGTGCCTTTTGCGGCTTGATATTCTTCTCGGTAGTACACAGTGACTATACCACTTTGATGAATAAGTTTAGCACATTCTATACACGGCAAATGTGTACAGAAGATTTCCGAACCTCTGCTACTTTCATTGCTTTGTGCTACTTTAGCAATGGCATTTGTTTCTGCATGTAATACTTCAGGCTTGGTTTTACCGTCATGTTCACAATCGTTGTCCCATCCTGAGGGCATTCCATTATATCCTATACTTATGATACGTTTGTCTTTTACAATGATTGCCCCTACTTTAGCACGTTGAGCAGAACTCAGTCGTGCAAAACGTTCTGCAACATCCATAAATGCATTTATGAATTTATCTTTCAAAGGTCGCCGTCCTTCCTCATTTGTTCTCTAATTTTTGTTGCACTAATTTCGTGTGTAGCATCATCAAACACTTCTTGTTCAATTTTATAACCAACACCACGACCATATGTAATGTTCATGATATTTGGCACAATGCTAATTTTAACTTTACCAGCAAATTTTACCAACTGCTCTTTTAGATTACTAACAACTGCCGCTTGATCAAACGGATTGCTATCATCTTTTGGCATGTCTCTGACCATTAGCCAAACTTGTCCATGTTTTGCTATTGCTCTATCAAACAGTGCTTGGTGTCCATCATGCCATGGTTGCCATCTGCCTAACATTTGTGTAGTTGGTGCTTTGTTGTCCCAAATAAATTTTTCGCCAATAATCCATGCAATCTTTTTAGCATCAACATCACCACGTTGACTTCTCACAATGTAACTGCAATCACCTACGTTGGGTCTTTCAAACACTTTGTTAGTGTCTTCAAACCTGCCTTCGGCAATGGTGTCTACCCATATGGTATAATCTGCACCAAATTCTTCACGAGCTTTATCAAAAGGACAAACAAAATCTGCGATTGCAATTTTGCCTTCTTCTTCTGCACCTTCACAGAGCAGTTGCATTCTCTGTTTTTGTCTTAGTCTACCTTCGTCTGAAAAGTCCCAATCATTTGCATCACTGCGAACTTGATCAGCATTAAACCAAGCAACTTGATCTCCTAATATATTTACTAGTTCTTTTGCTAGGTACGTTTTGCCACTCCCTGGCAACCCAAATATTAATATTTTCATTTTTTCTCTATTTTAATGTTTGTTCCTGGGTAGTATCATTCCTTGACCCATTCCAAACATTTACCACAATTAGTACCAATCTTATTTACTAATTCTGGATTATCTTTGAGCATTGACTCTGTTATTCCATTACATATACAAATATACATAATTATTTCTTTACACCAAACCTAATATGATTATACCAAAGTCTTTCGTGTGCATAATACAGCACAAATTTTATAACTAAGTCTGCAATAAAAACACCTCCAACTGCTTTAGGTGGTAGTCCAAAACCATAAGCAATTATTGCAGTTGTGATACTAGCAATAATTCTCCATGTGACTGCTTTTGCTAAGTGTCTAGACTTGGAAACATCTGTCATTTTATCCTTTGTATCGCTCGGTTAAATATTGTTCGTGCTGTTTCCATTCACCGTTATCTACAAATCCCCATTCTCTTAATTGGGGGCCTGGAATAAAAAGAGTCCAGCAATCAACGCCAGGTTCCAACTCAATACGGTGTAGGCTACGACTGCCAGCAATGCGTCCTTGACCAGGGGACCTCCATTTTCGCTCGCCAGTCGCAAGGTGCTCCCAATAGCCACCTTTAAGGATAATAGTGCAATAAGGCCAAGGGTGATCATGTAAATCATCTGGGTCTCCTTTGTGAAAGTTGTGTAAGAAAATGTTAAACGGAAACCATTTACGTTCTTTTAGAAACAAATAGTATCTCGTCAAGTAAGGTTCATTATCAAGTCTATCCATGATAACTCTCTTACGTCCTAATTTTTCCAGAAGTCTGAGTATAAAATTCATAATATAAGTATACGCTCTTTTAGTGTGATGTCAAGTGTTTGCTGTTTGCAAATAATATCCTTACACTATCAAACAATGCTAGGAACAGCATTGTGCTAACTAGCAATCTTACATCAAATAACATTGCTTCTGCTGTAAATGGTGCAAAACCATGCCCTGTAACGTACACAGATGCGTTTACAGCAACGTGCCAAATCAGTACACTCAATGCACCAGACACATAAATGTTCTTGTTAAAACTGCTTATAATAGGTGCTAGACCCATACACAAGTATACAATAGGCATTACATCGTAGAATCCTAACACAATATCAGATAAGAACAATATTGATAAAGGAAAAAGTACTTGCGTCAACCTGTTTGTTATTAATTGAGGAATAAAAATGGCTGACGCAAGTATGGGTGTAAAATTATCGGGTAACCCGATAAACCTACTCACCAAAATTGCACCAAATAATAGTGCAAAACTACTTAGATAATTGTACAACATCACTCCTTGTGTTTTCTTCTGCTTCAGCAACACGTCTTCTCAAACTGGTGCTACTAAAACTGTGGTCTCTACCATTGTAAATAATTTTGCTACCACGTTGTTTAGCAATGTCTTTACCGGTAAAGTCTTTATTCTTGTATTCGTCACCAAGTATACGAACATCAATAGGTAATGTGAGAAGCAAATCAATGAGATCTTGTTCTGTTGAATAGATAACAATCTCATCTACGTATTTCACAGCACTTAATTGTATCTGTCTTTCAACAATGGTTTGCACAGGTTTGTTTTTACCTGCCCTATCTAGTGTAGGATCAGTCTGCAAACCCACAATCAAGTAATCACAATGTCTTTTTGCTTCTTCTAGCATAGTGATATGACCTGCATGTAGCAAATCAAATGTGCTACATGTAAATCCTATTGTGCCTACGCCTTTATAATCCAGTTTCATTTTCAATACCCAATGTAATGTTTGGATTGGTGTTCTCATTGACAAAATCAAACACATGTTGTACATGCTTGATGTCATCTTCATTTACAACTCTGGTTACTTCGTTTGCAAAGTGTAATTCAACACCGTTGTCAACTGCAAGTTTCAGCAACTCATACCTTCTAAATGGATTGTCTGGTAAACAATAGATACTGCATAACACAATACCTTCAACACCGTATCCAGTAATCATTTTTTCTAAGCCTGGGAACCAATTGAGATATTCATTTTCAAATTGATAGTCATTTATTTCAATGCCAAACTTATTTGTATATTGTGCAATTATAGCACGTTGCATCGGTAAGGGCAAGTGTTCACTCCACTTGCTGTTCCAACCTGCATAAGTGATCCATTTTTTAGTGGTGTCTATTTCACGTTTGTCATCACGTTCTCCAACAAACCTAAAATAACCACCGGGTAGTTTTCTGTGATAATGTTGTCCTTTAGGAAGAATTCTGCCATCCATGCTCCAACGTGTGATCTCTGTGTCATTGTTGAAGTTACCGTGAATGTGATGTTGTTGAAACAAGTGTGCTTGTCCTGGATCTAGTGTTACAGGATAAACATGCTTACTGCATTCATCTTGAATCTTATCATAATCCCATTGTTCTCTGTATGCATTTGCTGTGAGCTCATCAGATGTTTCCCAATCCATAATTTGCATACTGTTATTGCCATAGCATTTTGTAAATGGTGTCCAAATTGTTCTAAGACCTAAGCCATTACCTACCCATATACCTTGATGGAATGCCAGTAGTCTACCTACTTTTGCTTGATTAGGTATAACAATTCTCACAGTAAAGAATCGTTGCAACATCCAATCATCTTCATCTATAAGTCCAGGTACATAATCCCCAAAATATGAATCAATTCTAGATTGTAGTTCTTCTGTGTCAAACTGCATTTGGCAATGTTTGCCCAGTTCGCTAATCTCTCTTGGTGAAAGAATTTCGTGTATTGTTTCTAGTTGTTCTATTTGAGGGAATTTGTCCTGTGCAACGGACAGCCAATATGCAGGCCAATTGTGTTTTTCGAGATCGTAGTTGAGAGTTTGATTATCCCATCTACTATCTAATTGATTAATGCTCATATTATAATTCCTCAATAATGATAAATACTTATTGTAAAATATCCGTTGGAGTAGAAATAAATGGCACAGCATAAGGACTATGGTTTAATTGGTGCAGGTAGAAATCTGCAACTTGGTAAACTAGGACCCAAATTAGAAGGTAATGCAGATTCAGGTGCAATCACTGTGAGTTCTGCAGGTGGCACATTGTCTGTTATGCGAGGTGCTAATGCAGAAAATTCTACAGATTTTGTAACCAAAGCACAACTTGATATAGTATCAAGTTCATCAGCAACAGACGGATTTAGTCTACAATTAGGCAACGTTGATGCAAGTGGTGACGGCGATTGGCATATCACACCTAATCAAGGTGACTATGATGGCAACAGCAGTGTGCTTAGACAGGGTGCAATAACATCATTTACCAACACTCACAATGTCTCAGAAGCAATTGACAAACTGAACGAAGCAGTTCTAAACGTATATAATAATACATTTGTGCGTGATTTAGATTTCACAGTTGATACTGACACGGGCGGTAGCCCATTAGTCAGCACATTAACTATTACTGCCACAGGTAATGCTAATAGATACACAATTGATTGGGGTGATGGCAGTTCAACAACTGCTACAACAGATAGCACTCCAACGCATACTTATACTGATAACACTAACTCACCATTTGATGTACAAGTTACAGCATTTAATAATTCAGGTGCTGGTGAGGGTAGTTCAGCAAGTTTAACAAAACAAGATTTCATTACATTATATACTGCTAACCCAGTTGCTGACTTTGACTTTTATGCGGCGGCAAGTGGTGGTTCAGCAGTGACATTTGTTGATGATGGTACAGCATTGTATTTTGAAAATACAACTACTAACATCGGCGATGCAACTGTACAATATACAATCGACTGGGGCGACAGTGAAGCAAACAGCACTATCACAAATGACAGTTTCCCAGGCGGTACAGCAGGTAGTAGACTTGCTCATACATTTACAACGTCAACAGAACAAGAGCAAAGTTATACAGTATTACTGAGTTTAGACAGTCACAGTACTGCCGACCCAGCAGTAATACCTTCTACTACTACATCAACAATTAAAGTTTATGATACGCATACTCCAGAAGTGTCATTAGATGATAACAGTGGTATTAACGAACAAGCAACATCAGGACATGTTGTTACCTTCACAAACAACACTGAGAACACAATTGGTAGTTATGCAGATTACGGAATTCAATACAGATACAACTGGGGGGATGGCACCACAACTACAGTGAATGTAGGTAGCGGTAGTGATGGCGATACAGGTGACACAATCAGTCACACTTATGATCTATCAGGTGCTCAACAAGCGGCAGGCACAGCAGTTGACTTTACAGGTAACTTGGAAGTTATCTCAAATCACAGCAGTTCACCATTTAAGAGTTCAGACTTCACTGTACACGTTGAACCAGATGTGAGAGCAACCATCACAGGTTCAAGTACAACTGCAAGCCTCAAGTCAAGCAATGACAGTGTAAGAACTGTGTACAAAGGCACAGACTTGTCAGGAGACAACCGTGCTGTTCTTACTGTAGATAATACTACACAAAATGGTGATAGTTACGAATATGATTTTGGTGATGGCAGTGCAAATGTCACTGTCACAGAAGCAAGTAGTGGTGCAGGTAGTGTAGCAGGTGCTAACATCACACACGATTACAGCAGTGCTTCAACAGGTAGCAAAACAGTCACAATGACTGCAAGTGGTACACCAGATCTTACTGCACAATCTGACAGTGATAGTTTCACAGTTGTTGTAGAAGATGTACCGGCCGCACCAGCAGGATTAAGTTCAAAAAGTATTACATGGAATACCTCAGCACAAGGTACTTCACCAAAACTGGCATCAGGATATAATGATGCAGGTTCAACAAGTTTAACAGCAGGTGACAGTCTAAACACTTCGACTGTTATCAGAAGAGACAGCACTGTGGCAATTGACACATCAACTGTGGCAGATGCATATAACAGTGCAACTGGTACATTGAGTGCATTGTGGGATGGTAGCACAGATGGTAGCAAAGCATTCAGTACAGCAACTGGTGAAACAGGCACATTTGATAGCCTTGTTATCACATCAGAAGGTGATGCATACAGTGAGATAAGTTCAACAACTTATCCGCAAAACTTCTATCAAGTGTTTAGTGCTAAGATTTCAAACAGCATGGCAGATCAAGACTATGGTGCTCACAAAGCCAAGTTAAGTCACGACGCAACAGGTGACACTAACGAAGTATTTGTGGTATACGATAACCTAACAACTACTCCAACAGTTGATATCAGTGGTGCTTCTCTTGTAGAAGAAACACAAGGAACCTATCGTTATATTTCAGGCATACCATATTACAACACAGGTAGCCCACAGGTCAAAGTTGTGGGTGCCACAGTCACTAACTGGATAGGACAGGCTTACAGAGATACTGTACAAGTTTGGTTTAACAGTGATGGTACCAACTATGAGAGTACATCACAAGCGGCTATCCAAGAAGAATACAGAAGTTATGCAGATATCAACGGTGCAGTAAGCATGTTGGCATCTGGTGTACCTACAGCAAACGTTGGTATTAGTTCAGCATACGCATTAGGCAATGTCACAGTTGATATCACAACAAACAGCAACGTTAAATCAGTTGAAACAATCAAGTTCCAAATGCAAAACGTTAATGGTGCAGGTGCAATGAGTTCAGAAACTTCTGAGAAAATACAAGTTTATACAGCAACACCAACAGGATTAGATGCAGAAGAAATTGCAGTAAGCGACAGTCTTGGTGCTACATTTGATGATGATGGTGTGAGAGTTACAGGATTTGGTGATGCATCAGATACTCCAGCATTTGATAACAGTGTGAACAACTACACTGCAAACGTTTGGAGTGGTGCAGAAACCATTGCAGGCACAAGTGAAGCAGTATGTAGATTTGGTAACCTTGTACATTATGATGTAGATCACAGTTCAGATTGGTTACCAGTAGGTCCAGACTTAGCAACAGGCAGAAGTGGTGCTCAATACTTTACTTTTGCATTTAGAAGAACCACAATGAGTAACTT